CTAAATGATTCAACAGCAGCACCTGTAGATCTTTGTTGCTGTGAATTTTCAATGGTTAGCATTGGCAACCAAGTAATTGCACATCCCCATTCATCAACAGGTTCACCAGTCTGTGGATTCATACCTCTAATTTGAGTGTACCATGCACACTTGAGACCAATGCAGTCTTTTTTGATAAGTGGACAATAATTTCCTGGTTTAATTTGTGCCATAACAATTCACTTAATTAATTTAGTATAACATATTTAGTTTAATGAGCATAATATAACATCAACATATGTCACCGCTAGGTTGATTCCAGTTTGAGTGTTACTATTAATCGTAACTGATCCAGAGAAGGGGTGATTGTGTGCTCCACCACCTGAACTCTCATTCATACCACCAGTAGCATTGGATCCACTGACTTGTCTTGAACCAGCATTACTAAATGGAGTGGATCCACTGCCACCAGTAGGTCCAAATAATGAAGGGTGAGTGTGATCTGGCAACTCTGTAAGTGCTAGTGTATGATTACCAACGTTTGTTGCAGTTCCAGGTGCTAAGTTAATGGTAAATGTATCATTAACCGAAGTAACTAAATTACCACTAGTGGATGATAAAACTGTAGTAAAGTTTGTTATACCACCAGATCCTCCTCCAGTTCCAGATACAACCCTCAATGCTTTGTTATTATGTGTAGCATCCTTAGTCCATCCAGTGGGAGCATTTGCTTGGAAGAAGAACTTCTTCGTCCCTGCTGGATACAACCAATAAAAACTGTTGATAGAATTTGCGGAGTCTGCAATATCAAATTGGACTCCAGTAGATGTTAATCTTGCCATATCATGCGAACGAGCAGAGAATTACGTCAATATACTGAAGTCTGAGATCAATTGTTCCAGATCCCGTCGCAGTAAAGTTAATAGATCCAGAGAATGGGTGGGTGTGAGCATTACCAAGACCACCAGGAGAGTTAACTCCTCCAGTGTTGTTACTTCCTGGAGTTCTGAATGAAGATCCACCACTAGAAGCGTTTGCAGTACCACCAACTTGAGAGTTGTGTGTATGGTTTGGAATTTCAGAAACAGTCAAAGTGTGACCACCAACAGTACCGCTTACTGGGACATTTGAACTAAAATTTACATTAACTGTTTGGTTTGTATTTGGGAATACTGTAGTAAATGAATTACCTCCAGCACCAGAAGTTCCACCAAATCCAAAACCTCCACCTGTCCCACTGACAAGACGGAGTGCTTTATCATTATGAGCAGTTACTTTTGTCCACCCAGTAGGTGCAGATGCTTGATAAAATACACTTACAGTATTTTGTGCTAATACAGAATACTTTGAACTTAATGTAGTACCATCATCAAAAGTTATACCCGTAGCGGTTAATGTTGCAGCCATCTCGCAATAATATTCCTTTTATTTACTTATTTATCAAGTGCATTTAATCCAGAATCCATCATCAGTGAATTCCCAACCATCTGCAAGCACTGCTTGATAATTTTCATATTGTTCCTTCATTGCATCAGGAACAAAAGGTGGCCATTGATTCCTATAGAATTCTTGTGTCCACCCATCATTATATGGAGAGTTTGCTTGAACTTCATTCATAATATCAGGGTAGATCTGACGACGTGGTTCATCACTACCCATCTCACGTTCATAAACTGTCTTGCCACCATCAGGTGACTCATAAATTTTAACACTCATTGCTCTTATTAAACTGTTTACGACACTTCTTCACTGCTTTCAGTTCATCCTTGATGCGCTGATATGCTTCCTCTGGAGGTAACTTCTTTGCCATCTCCATAGCAATGATGACATCGACTCTGGTTCCAAAGTGCTTGAGTGCTTCCTCAAAGCAATTTAATTCTTCATACATTGTTTAATGCCTCCAAAGATGCTTCATAATCACGCTGGAAGATAGCAAGTCCTTCACGAGTCAGAACACTATCATACATTGCATCAAATACCTTACCAGGCATAGTTACAACATCAGCACCGTACATAAAGCAACGTGATACATGATGTGCATCACGAAGAGATGCTGCAAGCACCTGTGTCTTCATGCTATGAACTGTACGAGTAGTAGCAATAGCACGTACAAGCTCAACACCACTAAAAGAATTGTCATTGCAACGACCTACAAAAGGAGAGATGTAAGTTGCACCTGCCTTCATTGCCATACATGCCTGTGCAACAGAGAACACCAAAGTAACGTTTGTCTTAATATTTTTCCCTACGGATAGATGACGACAAACTTGCAAACCATCAGGAGTACACGGCAATTTAATAGTTGCAGACTCACCAAACTTCTCAGCAAGGCGAAGTCCTTCATCATACATTGTTCCAACCTCACCAACCACTTCCATGCTGATGTCACGGACACCAATATCAAACATCTCCTGATATACATCCTCAGGATCACGACCACTCTTACGAATAAGAGATGGGTTTGTCGTTACACCATCAACAAGTCCCGTTTGGAAATACTTACGGACTTCATCCGTGTCTGCTGTATCAAGAAAGATTTTCATTTTTCTCCTAAGGAGTATTTGTCAAGATTATACTGTGGTGGATGATGATTGTCAATTTGTGCCTGCAATCTGTTCTCAAGTTCGTACAAATCATTAATTAAACTGATTCGTTCCAACTCAAGGTATTTTACTCTTTCTTCAAGTTCCACAACTCTTTGTGATACAGAATTATCTTCAATACCCCACTTTTTAAAAAACCAATACGGATCTTGTTTCATATAATCCCCATGTATTTAAGGTAACGACGATATGCCATGAATCTACCCAATCTTGGTTGATCTTTTACACCCAACTGGTGACAGATCTCACAGTACATCAACCACTCATACCATGGAGTAGTTGGATCTAATTCATGATAAGGATAATCACTTGTAGATGAATGGGTCACGGTTCTTGTTCCTAAACCTTTGTATATAGTCTCTAATTTTGTTGATGATTTTCTTCACAGTTTACCACCAACAATACCATCATTAACAACACGACTGTTACTCTCACTCCATCCTTCCTGAACACCTTTAAGATGGAACCTAGTCATGTCAATGACAACTTCTTTAGTCATGCCAGTGATAATCCCTTTACCATTTTTATCAAATGATTCCCAGGTTCCCCACTTCTTCTGTTCTACACGGAAGCAGTCATCAATCCAATCAACTTCCGCAATCTCTGGATGTTCTTTTGCTTCTTTTTCACGACGCTCTGCTTCGTCAAACATTTCGTCAGGATAAGGTTGAGTGTCCATCATTCTTGTGATTCTTTGTTTTTGTTAAATCCAAAAGGCATTGCCTCCTGTTCTTTTTCTGCACGCATCTTGTGTGCAAGACCACAGAGGGTTTCCATAACTTTAAGACAATCTTCAGTCTTAGATCCCTCTGGCATGTTGCGAAGAACAATGTCAAACAAAGGGAAGAACCTATCCGCTGCCTCTTGTACTTCTTCAGGAGTTAGTGGTGTTTTGTTCATTTTTATAAGGGTGTGGTTTGTTTACTCGATTGTTGACAACAGAATTGTGAAGTTGCTTAAGTGCTTCAACAGTCTCAGGAGTTTCTTCCCAAGTCCATACATCACCAGTCTTGCCAGTAAAAGTTCGTTGTGTCATGTTATTCTCCTGACTGTCGGTATTCTATCACAGAGTTAGTTTTGATGCAATGTGTTTTGCTATGATGTTATTTGTCTCTTCTCCTGGGTGAGTACAATCTCTACCATGATCAACTATCTTAAAAGTAATACAATCTGGGATGTACTTCATATTTGCTTGAAATAAAGTAAAATCCAAATACTGAGTATCACTCCACATCTGTTGAGCAACTAATCTAGTCATTTTTAGATGCCCATCAATATTTGAATCAAATCTTGTCCATGCTTTGCCAAGATCACCACTATCGGATGTCCATGGACCACAGTTCTCAATAGAGAATTCTTTTTTAGTATGTGGTTGGTATCTAAACAACGTGCATCTGTTTGCACTTGTCCAAGCAAATACCACTGCTCTTGGTTTAGGGTAAACTTGTTTCAATATCGCAGAGTTATACAAAGCAAATTGTGGACTTGATCCAGGTACTCCCATATTAATTGTAGGAAAACCCGTTATCTTTGTAACCTGTGCTGATAGTGTCTCATCAATTGCTGCACCAACACCAAATACATTAGAGCATCCAAATATAACAATAGATTCACTCCATGGTATTGTATTAAACTCTGCTGTCCGATAGAACTCAGAGTTTAATTTATAGGATACAATCTTCTTCCTATACTTCCAATCCTTTGGTTTTATCTTGAGATTATTTACATATTCCTCCTTTGAATCCTTATCATAAAAGGCGCACAACCCACCGTCGCACCCCCTGTCAAACATAGGTAAGAACTTCATGAGAATATTCGTATGTTATGCATTCTAGACCACCTTGCACAGTCGGTCTCATCATTTAATATTGGTTCTCCTTTGATGTTTAAACTTGTATTGAGAAGAACTGGATGACCAGATACCTTTCCCCACCGCATAAGAAGATCATGCAATCTAGGAGCATCTGACTTCTTAACTGTTTGAACCCTACTAGTTCCATCTACATGTACAACACCAGGAAATAATTCTGGTGTCTTACATCTTACAGCATGTTGCATATATGGACTCTCAACCAAATCATCATGCATATCAAAATACTTTGCAGCATATTCTATTGGAACTGTGGGAGAGAATGGTCTGAAAGGATCTCTCTTCTTTATCTCATTTACTTTATCTTTAATTCCTCTTTGCATTGGATCTGCAATCAAACTTCTTGCACCCAGTGCTCTGGGACCAAATTCTGCTCTACCTCTTGCAAGACCACATACCTTATGTTCTTTTAAGTGGTCAACAATTGACATATTGTTTGCTTTTTGAATAATTTTATATCCAAGATAAGGGGTAAATGGAACTTTTACTTTTTTATGTGCTAAGACTGCACCAATAGCAGACCCTGCATCTCCTGGAGCAGGGATAATCCAAACATTTTTAAAATGATCATATGCATGTCTATTTGCTACACAATTCAATGCACATCCACCAACCAGAGTTAGGTTATTGGTAGAAACCAATTCACTCGCCAATCTCAATATGTTATTAAATAATATCTCATAAACTTCTTGTGTTGCTGCAGCAATATCTTCAATTGATTCTTCTGGTTTCCAGTCAGAACATCCCCTGTGGAAGTTCATCTTACAGTTAAAATCTCTGTCGATCAACTCGGACAATATATCATTCTTTAGTTTATTTTTGTCCCCAAACGCAGACAATGCCATAAGAATGTACTCTTCTTCATTTGGTTTAAAACCACATCTCTGAGTCATAGCAGAATACCACAATCCAATACTGTTAGGATAGTTTAATTGCCATCTCAGTCGAAGATTT